TTTGGGGAACGCAGGTCAACAATTACTTATGCAATGTATAAGCAAGCTCTTGAAATAAGAAATGAGCTTAACAAAGAAGAGTCTAAAGACGTCTTTAAGAAATAGGAGTTAGCATGGGCTTCTTAAAATCAGCTATGAATGATGAAGAGCCAGAAGAAGATGGTGGTCCACAGGGAAGAGAAGAAGATTACGAAAGACTCTTTATGAAGATCGGCAGAGACTTCTTACATAGGGATGACTTTATTCGAGTCATGACTGATGTAATGGATAGACTAAGAGACATTGATTCAAATGTAGAGTCAATTGACTTTGTATCTGATACAGAAGCTCACTCTAGAGCACTAGAATATAAGCACTATTTAGATAACGGACTCGATGGTAGTATAGCTTATCGAGACTTAATCAATTTGGATGACGAGTAGTGTCAAGAGATTTTACAGAAGACCATAAGCTCTACACTGTTAACTTGATCATAGACACTTATGAGAAAGCAGCTATTAGATCTGAAACAAGAGAAGGGGCTTTAGTATCAGCACTAGGTCCTCTGTATGCTTGTCGCCAGATTGTAGAGAGTAGTAATAATACGCTTGGACTTCTTTCAAGACAAAGATCTGAGCAGTCGTCTGGAGTGGGAGAAACTCCACAAGCTTCTCACGCTAAGCAGACAGCACAGAGCTGGGAAGATTACAACGATAAAGAAGTAGAGACGGGCAGTTGTGTAGACATAACTCCTGAATGGGATGTCAGTACTCCGCATCTTACTGGTATAGATGCAGAAGTTGACTTATGGCAGGAGATGGGTGACTGGTTAGGTCTAGATCCTGATATCTGGAATAGTACGAACATGGAAGAGTGCTTCGGTTGTGACCTTAGGATGGAACTAGATTGGGAACTCCCATCTCTTAATATTGCATTACCAATCTTAGATCTTCTAGGCGATATAGAGATCATGGTAAATGATCTCTTGGGAAGAATAGATCCATATGGAATGCTTGAGGAACTTTGTGCATTCTTTGATGGGCTATTCCCTATCTGTATTCCAGATCTAATTGCAATGCTAGTTGCTTTTAAGCTTCTCCTAAGAAAGTATTTAACATTTGCTCTTGAGTTGAAGCTTGATTGGACAGCTATCATAGGTCCCTTATTAAAGCTCATTGTAGACTCCTTGGCTTCTTTAGTAAACCAAATTCAGGCAATCATTCTTGCACCTCTTGATTGTATTATTGGTGCTCTTGAGATGGCCAATGAATTAATTAACCAGGCAGCAGATACCTGGAATACTGCATTGGCTGCAGGACAGGCTGTTGGTAGCGCAGTAAAGAATCCATTTAGTGGTTCATCTGTAACCCCGTCTCCAGAGATTTCTTACCAAGCATCTGATCTTAATACTGAGGAAGGATCTTCCTTTAGTGACAAGGTCTCATCTGCTCTCCAAGACCCACATGCCGGTGCATTGGGTTCTTTCGATACACAGGCTTCTGGTACAGCTGCTGCTAGTGGTAGCTTTGGTCTCCAAACAGGAAAGACCTTTACATTAAAGTCAGGAGATACTTTAGAGAGTGCTCTAAAGGAACGAGATACAGAGCCTCCTAATATATTAGAAACTGTAATACTTGCCCTTCGAGAAGCAAAGCAATATATACAACAGTTCTTTGCTATGATTATGTTCTCTCTAAAGAGCTTAGATGCTTTCATGAGTGGTGGTCTTGGGTTACAGTTACAGAATGCTGGTATCTTATTGTTAGTTATGGATATAATCAGTCTTGTGATGCTAATCATGAGAATGAAGCAAGAGGGCATTAATATAAAAGACTGGTGTAAGCAGCTCGATAATGAACCTGAATACGGCAGACTCTTAAGTGCAATTACTGTACAATATCCTGGAACAAAAGCATCAATGGCAGAAGACAGAACAGCTATTATATTAAATGATGAGAGAGAGATTCCCTTGTGTGCATCTGATAGAGAAACAGATTCAAAGAAAGAGCTTCTAGTTGAAAACTGGTTAGCAGAGTTAGAAGGACACATGAGGAGAGGATAGAATGAATTCTGAACTTTTTAGACTAGCTCTCGATGTTATTGACTTACAGGATAAGCCAAGAAAGCCCAATGGTGCTGGAACCATTAAGAGTGTAAAGAATAAAGTACTCTCTTATACTGAGAGGCACAGGGGCCAGTGGTTTAAGCCTGAGTATGATTTAGAAGAGATACAAATTGCTCAAGATACTGACAGTTATTTATTCAGAGCACTACAGAAAAAGACCAATCGATTTCTGGTTGCTGGGTGGGAAGTTGTTGGTAAGAATGAACTTACACTTGAGTACATAAAGACAAGGTTAGGTGAGATTGAAGTTGCAAGTGGTATTCCATTTGATGTTCTTGTAACCCAAACTGCTCATGACCTTATGCGGTATTCAAACTGTATGTGGATTAAGGTTCGTAACGACGAGGCTTCTTCTGGAAGTGTCAGAACAGACACAGCGGATAGAGAGCTTGATCCTGTTGCTGGATACTTTATTCTACCAATGGAAACTCTCCAGTTTAAGACAAAGTCAAATGGGGAGATCAAGAAGATTCTTCAAGAGACTCCATCAGGTGAGAAGAAAGAGTTTAGACCAGTTGATATAATTCACTTCTATACTAATCGTAAGCCTGGCTTTGCTATTGGCACTCCAGAGATCCTTCCTGTTCTTGATGACATTGCCCTACTCCGTAGACTTGAAGAGAATATAGAAGAGCTACTTGAGTCTAGTTTGTATCCTTTATTCCACTACAAGGTGGGATCAGATTCTATGCCTGAGCGGTATGGACCTGATGGAGTTAAAGAGACAGATGTGGTGAAGCAGACAATTGAGTATATGCCTGCGGGAGGCATTTATGTCTCTGACCATAGGCATCAGATCGCAGCCATTGGATCTGAAGGACGAGCACTAAGAGTGGAAGGATACCTAGACTACTTTAAGAAGAGAGTGTTCGCAGGGCTCGGGGTCTCCAGTGTTGATATGGGTGAAGGTGATACTGCAAACAGATCAACAGCCCAAACACTTTCTGCTGGTGCAATCCAAGATGTAGAAGCACTACAAAATGTACTAAAAACATTTGTTGAGTTTTATGTATTCGATGAGCTTCTTAAAGAGGGTCCTGTATCTGGGGATATTATCTTGCCTGAGGATAGGGTAGAGATGAAGTTTGGTGTTGTTGATAAAGAAACACGTACTAAGCTTGAGAACCAAGTCATACAGCTGTGGAGTAATAAGCTTGTTACAGAAGACGAGGCTCGTAAGACTCTTGGTCTAGAGCCGTTAGATGAGATGGCTAGAGAGAATACTTACTTTAAGTTGTATGAAGAGCCACTCGCTATGCTTAAGTTCCTTGGTTTTGCTGCTGCTGATGATGCCTTAGCTGAATCCTCAACCTCTAGTATTACTCCAGAGGGAGTTAGTAAGCAGAGACAAGCGGAGGAGGAAAGTTTATCTAGACGAACAGGACGTCCTCCTAACCCAGCATCAGAGGGTTCAAGAAGAGCTTCTGAGGCTGCCGCACGCCCTTCTAATCAGGCCGGTACCAGAAGTGGACCCAAATTTACAACTGATTTAAAAGATTCATATGAAGAAGGTTTACTTATTTACCTTGACGTAGAGGAGGCCAACCGATATATGATATTCTTTGATACGTTTGAAGAAGAGTATGAAAAAGCAATCGAGGCTGTTAGTATTACTATAGATAGTAGAATTGAAGAATTTAAGGCAGATGGTTTGAGTTCTTCAAGCATTAAGAGTAGTATGGACTGGCGGCTTAGAGAGCTTGATACACTTTATAGTAATAAATTATATAATTATGGAGTCAGAATTGGTGCTAAGGTTAAAGACTGCGAGAACTCTTGCAACAAATATCTACGTGATGTTGCAGGCGAAGCTTGTATTTTAAGCTTTAGTCCAAGTATAAATGACTTATCGGAAATTAAGAACTTGACATCTAAAGAAATATCACAATTTCTGGATAGTTCTTCGGAGTAGGTATGGATAACGGCTTTAAGCTTATTGACTATTTTCAAATTAAGCCTGACGAGTCTCTTTGTTCTCTTTCTAGTAGAGAGAAAGTAACATTCATGGATAGCATCTTGAGTAAAGAAGACTCAAGGGGCCTTCTTATTACTTATGATCTTAGCCACTCCGGTAGAAGAATTAATAACAGGATCTATCCTGTGAAAGGACAGCAAGATGGTATTAGAACAATCCTTGCCCCTTATCCTAAACCTATATTGCCTCATCACAATAGCGATGATGATCCAATTGGAAGATTTACGTACGCAGAATGGCAGGATCTTTCTTCTGAAGCACTAGGATTCTTTACTGACATCAACGATTTTATGGAAGTGAAAAACGCTTACCAGACTGATGACCCTAAAAAGATCTACAAGGTGATGAAGAAGCATAACCTTCTTAGTAATAAGGACTGGCCAGGCCTGGGCCGAATGAGAGTCCAGGCTCGCATTACAGATGAAAAAGCAGTAGAAAAGTTTCTTGATGGTAGATACATCACTTTCTCTGCTGGTAGTACTACTGACAGACACGTCTGTAGTATTTGTAGTGACGACTGGTCCGCAGGAGATTTTTGTGAACACCGTCATGGGCGAATCTATGACGGAGATGTATGCGTATTTGTTACCGGTACCTTTAAAGTTCTTGAAGGTTCAGTAGTAAATATGCCTGCTGATGATCTATCACAAGTTCTCTCTATGGAAATGACTAGTCCTTCTATCCTTGAAGGTCAAGACGCCTGTCGTGTAGACTTAAACACTATTTATTTAACCGATTCCACTTTTAGTTTTACGGAGAGCAATATGCCTGAAGTAACAGTTAACCCAGCGGCTGAGACAGTAGAGAAAGAAGCTACAGAAGTAGCAGAGATTACTGAAGACTCGGCTGAGGCTGTTGAAAATGAGTCCACAGAAGAAGTTGTTGAAACTGAAGCTGTAGATTCCGAGCAGTCTAGTGAGTTAGAAGACGGTGAAGCAGAAGCACCTCCCGAGGATAACCTTGGTAGTGTTGTGAATGCTGTAGTCGCTAAACTAACTGAGCTAGGCATCCTTAACAAGGAGGCTAATGAAGACAATGGCAAAACAGAGCAGGACGAACTTCAAATCGGTCCAGTGGCCATCTCAAACGAAGCCTCAGAAGAAACCATCGAAGAAAGTAAAGACAAAGAAGGTACAGAGGAAAAAGAAGAAAAAGAAATCCTAGATGCAGAGCTTACTAGTAAGAAGCGTAATGCACTTAGGGGATCTACTTTTTGTGGTCCTGATAGGAGCTACCCTGTACCAGATAAGTCTCATGCAGCTAATGCGTTAGCTCGTGCTAAGCAGCATGCCTCTTCTTCGCTTTATTCTAAAATTAAAGCTTGTGTTTGTAGAAAAGCTAAAGCAAACAGTTGGAGTGTTCCAGCTTGTGATAATGCTAGTAATACAGTTGTAGAGACGAGTGAGTATAGTTGTGTTTGTGGTGCGACAGGAGAAGAGCTTGCCTGGACTACTGACCTCGTTCAAGAAGCACTAGATAAAGAAGCAGTCATTATGGGATGGGAACAAGAGGTTCCTACTCAGAGTGATACTGCTATCGTCAAAGAAGATTACGTCAGTGCTCTTAGACGAGTCAGTGAGCTAGAAGATAAGCTTAATGCAGTTCTTGATGCTCATGCAGAGCTTCTTGATAAGGACTTCTCGAAAGCAACAGATGAAGAAAGACTTGAAGTTATGAGTACTTGGTTTGATAGTATTAAGTCAGTTGATTCTAAAGAGAAAGTTTTCTCTATAGAGTCTAAGACAATTGTTAATGTGGAGAATCCATCTGTAGGAAGTGCAGATGAATCTGCTCCAACGGGATCTAAAAAGGCTCTCGGAGAATTTGAAAAGAAAATTATTGATCAATATAACGAGATCAAAGAAGCAGACGGGGCGATTACAGCGGAGAGATACCTTAAGAGTAAATCACGTTACCTGCCACGCGGCTTTCATCCATCTAATTTTATTAATATTTAGGAGTTAATCCATGTCTGTAAAAAGATATACAGGGACCTTCAAGGTCCGCGATGATGTTTTCGACAACATCACGCCAAATAATGTCGTCCAGGCACCTAGTGGTGGGGTTAGCTCACCTGCTGGTGAATGGAAGCCTGCCGCGTGGTTACCTATTGTGTGGACAGGCGATTCTAGTGATGACAGTTTTGTTATCTCTAGTGGTAAAGTAGTTTCCTTAGACGCGGAGGGGCGAGTTTGTCCTTCTGGTTATCGTCATAATGATAGATGCACTGTAGCTGGTACCTGGGTGACTTATGTTGCCGCAGATGTTTCTGCTGGTGTAATTGATATTACAACCGGTGATGCAGTAGCTAGTGCAGTTGCATATACAGGTGCTCAAGTGGCAACTGCATTACTCAGCCGTGGTGCTGTAGTCACTGATGAAATTTCAGGGTCACTAACTACTGCTGGTGCTTATTCTTCAACTACTGTTGCTGATGTACGAGCTGTCATTGGAGCGTTCATTTCACCGCCAGTTGGTGTGTGTGCATACGATGTCTACTGTTGGGCTGGTGATCAGTTTGAAGATAACGTTCTTACTGGGGCATCTGCTGGTCTTAATTTCCATAACTACCAGAAGCAGCATCTTGTTCAGTTCTTTACTGATGTTCAGATGAAGGTACCCAATCTTACACATGCTGCAGCTACAGGTCTTGACCTTAGTGCCGATGCTGGTCTTAGTGCTTGGACAGGAGATGGGAGTAGTACTGATGGTGTAGAGTTTCCAGACGCAGGTACAGCTAGTGCAGCTGCCTTGACACTTACCCCTACGCTGTTGGCTAGTCTTTCAAGATATGATGGTGTTATTACTGCTACTTCAACTGTATTTGGTTGGCAGCTTGCTAACTCACCACTGTCCGCTAATAATGCGCTATCCTTGTGGGCAGAAAGCGATAGTGACGTAGCTGCATTGTATTTCTTAAATGAGAAAGATGCTCCTGCTAAGCTAAGCGCTGCAGGTGACTACTTCATTGATGTAGATGCTGGTGTTCTATTATCTTATTCTGCAGATGGTGCAAACCCAATTGTTACTGGGAATTCCGGTAGCCTTACATACTATTACTACACAGCAACTGCATTTGATGACAGTAATGTTATGGATCGTATGATTCACATTGATGGCATTATTCATCCTGGACAGCATATTACTTTTGATGCAAACAGCAATTTCATTCCTGTAACTGTAGCGGCTGCTACAGTTATGTCAAATGTTCTTGGCCGTGTGCTTGCTGTTATTAAGGAGCCTAAGGGTCTTCTTGATCGAGTAGAAACTGCTTTTAGTGGCTCAAGCTTCAGTGCATCTGCACAGATGCCCGGTACAGCTACGAGCGGCCTTAGTGACCTTCTGACTTTAAGTCCAGAAGATGTCTCTGACCAGGTCGCCATTCTCAACATTAAGGTTCAATAAGGAGATTATCATGAACTTAAAACTAGTAGATGGTCGTGATATCGCTCTACCTTCTAATGAGGATGCGGCAGCTCGTTATGTAGCTGACCTATTCCGCACTAGAGGGCAGTTGCCCGATAGCGACGAAAAAGTCGAATGGTCGTCTTTTGCAGAGACGATCTCACCTAAAAATAGAGACCTAGTTCGCAGTTCCGAGATTACTCCCCTCCTTCAGAAAGCGACAGAAATTCTCATTAGAGAACCTGTTGAGCCCCTGATGGTTGTTACTTCTCTCTTTAACCGAGTGCAGTCCAAAGGACTTAACACTCAGGTTTTGGCTGGAGCAATGGGTGCTGTCTATGCACAGGACATCCAGGAGCACGGAACTTATCCCGAGGTCAACTTCCAGATCGGCGGTGCTGTAAGTACAGCATGGATCGGTAAGTCTGGTATCGCAGCTGCATTCACTGATGAAGCGCTTCGTTACTCTACATGGGACATCATGGCTATTAACCTGCGTCTAATGGGGCAGGCTCTTGTACGTCATAAGGAGCAGAAGGCTATTGCATTCCTCCGTTCTCTCGGAACGGTTCTAATGGATAACACTACACCTTCTGATTCTCTTTATGGTCACTGCACGGGTCGAGGAGATGGGCTTGCAGAGAATGGCTCTATGTCAATGGAAGACTTGATGGAAGGTATGGCTCACATGTCTGAAGAAGGCTTCTCAGCAGACACACTGCTTATGCATCCTCTCTTCTATTACAAGTTCCTTCAGGATCCTGTTCTTAGACATATGATGCTTTCTCACGGTGGTGGTTCTTACTTCAATCCTTGGAGTGGCAACCCTGGTCCTCAGAATCCTTGGGACAATGGTGCTCAAGGTGGTATGGGTCCAAGTGCTGGTCATGCTATCGTTCCCGGTGGTACTACTTCTGGAGCCAGTGTAACTGGCCTAGCAGGTAGATCTAATAGAGCTAACTCAGCTCCTAACGTTCCTTCTTACTTCCCGTTTGGGTTTAGAGTAATTGTTTCTCCTCTAATGCCTTATGACGCTAGTAACCAGACTGGTGATATTTTCCTCCTTTCTGGTGGTAACGTTGGATTCCATCTTGTGGATGAAGATCCCACCACAGTTGAGTGGCGTGATGAGAGCGTTGAAGTTGTCAAGGTCAAGATCCGTGAGCGTTATGGCTTTGCTGTCGCACACGAAGGTCAGGGTATTGGTGTCTTCAAGAACGTTGTCTGTGCTCAGAACTTCTGGACTGGTACAGTAAATCCTGATATCACTTTCCCAGGTACTGCAGCTCGCACTACTGTCCTAACATAAATAGTAGATAAGAATATTAACGTGTAGTAATCAGGGGCGGGGCTCCTCGGAGCCTCGCCCCTCTTCCTTAACGGAGATACGATGGGCTGGTTTCTCAATAAGACAGAAGAAGCACCAGATAGCAAGATGCATGTTAAGGATCCAAATAATCCCTTTTCAGCGGCTGTTGTAGATGAAGGCGAGTTTGTAGTGATTAGACCCAAGATTGTAATAGAAACTTTGACTGAAGAGGAGAACGAGAATGGCAGCCCCAGAGATAAGCTCGATATATCCGAACGATAGTTCAACTGGGATCCCTGTTGGAGCAGATGTCTCCATTACGTTCACAAACGGCATTGATATACTTAATGCCAAAGCAAATGTAGTTATCTACGGTCCAGATTTTGATAGAACGTCAGGTCCTGACAGTGCTCTCTGGATTGATAACTTAGGTAACAACCCATATTATTTAACAAGCCCGTCTTTAACCGGGCTTGTCTCTTGTACACACTCCCTTGTGTATGTAGATGGCGATGGCGAAGAGATATCACCAGAAGTCTTAACTCTAAGCGATGAAGAGACTGGTGATGGTACAGATGCTTATAGACATAAGCTTGTTGTTACACCATCTCAGCCATTCGCTCCCGATGCAGACTATAAGGTCTATGTCATTGGAAATGCAGAGTCTGGAACTTCTAGAGGAATCTCCTCTAGAACAGTTTTTGATGTAGACGCCACAGGAGCAACTAGTACAGATGCTGGTGTTGTTGTGTATGGTGGCTATACAGCTAGTGGTGATGACGTCGTTAATATTCAGATCACCACAGCAGGCGATATAGGTACTGCTAAATATAAGTGGTGGTATGACTCTGAAGGCGAATCAGAAGCTACAACTGGTAGATTAACTTCTCGTAGGTACAGACGACTAGAGGATGGGGTCCAGATTAGATTTACTGGATCTGACTTCCAGGAAGATGATGTATATACTGTTGCTATCTATGGAGCAGACTACCTAGCAACGTCCTACACTTTTGACTTCAGTACTGGGTCTGGTTCTATAACTGAGATACCTACTACTGCTGCTACTTCGATTATAGGAACAGAGTCTGCACTAACATCTACTGCTACAAGCCTAACAGTATTGTCTATGACTCCTGATGATGGAGCTGTACACCAGAGTTCTAAAAATGCTAGAGATATAACAATTAAATTCTCTGGCTCACTGGATAGCGATACTGTAACAGATAGTACAGTTACTGTATTGGGTTACCCCATTTCAGGTCACTTCAGTACTTCTAACAGTACAAATGCTGATGAACCAGAGGAATTATATAAGAAGCTAACGGTGTCAGGAGACACACTAACTATTGAGCTATAGGGGTAGTAATGGCTTATCAGAGAGAATGTGTTCCAGCAGGCCAAGACATAGTTTTAAGAGCTATCTTTACTGACTCTTGTGGAGAGCCAGTAGATCCTGATGCAGATAGCCTTAACATCTATATCTATAGTGGTTCTGCTCTAGCAGATAATGATACTCAGCTATCAGATGACGTAGATTCATACAAGTCTGATCCAACTACCAGCGGACTGTTTAGTGAAGCTACTGCAACAATAGCAGGTAGCAGTGTTACTCAAGTAGCAACAGGTTTCTATGAGTACACCTATACTGT